CCCCATGGAAATCACCTCCGTAATGCTCGACGCGATCTTCGCCGTCAAGGGCAAACGCAACCCCAATCTCTGGGACCCCCGCTGCGCCCGCTTCCTCGCCAAACAGGCAGCCATCGCCGTTACCCCAGCAAAAGCCAAAAAAGAAGTGGCCGCCGCACTGGAACTCGTCGAAGAAATCATCAACTAAACTCAAAACATCCCCTACTGCATAACGACCCGTGGCTTTCTTTCGCGGCGAGGAGGGCTCCATCAGCTTCAAGGACAGCTCCGGCGTCGTGGCCGCGGTCTCGTCCACCCGCAGCTGGAGCTTCACCATCAACAAAGACACCCTGGACGTAACCGACCAAGGTTCGACCAGCCGTGAATTCATCGGCAGCCTCCTCTCCGGCAGCGGCAGCGCCGAAGTCATGTACACCGCCCCTGGCTCGGGCGAAACCCTCAACTTCATCGACGACGTCCTGACCACCAAGGACCAAACCGACGCCCAGTTTGAACTCTTCTTGGACACCTCCGGCACCAAGAAAATCACCTTCACCGGCATCATTACCAGCGCTGACTACAGCGCAACCGTCGGCGAACTGGAAGTCATCACCGTCAACTTCATCAGCTCTGGCGCAATCACCGCCTCTATCTAATAACTAAACACCCCTCGACTTAGGCCGTAGACTGGAGCAAAGCACCCCGCTCCAGCTATGGCCTTTTTTCGTGGCGAAGAAGGTTCCGTCAAATTCGAAAACGACGGTTCCACCCCTGCTGCAATCACCTCAACCCGCAGCTGGTCCCTGACCATCAACAAGGACACGCTCGACACCACTGACCACGGCTCCACCAGCCGCGAGTTCGTGGGCGGCCTCATCTCCGGTTCGGGCACCGTCGAGCTGATGTACACGGCCTCCAGCGCCGACGAAACCGCCGCCTTCCTGCAAGACGTCCTTACCACCGAAGACAGCGCCAACGCCGCCTTCGAGCTGTACCTGGACACCAGCGGCGGCAAAAAGATCACCTTCTCGGGCATCATCACCAGCGCCGACTTCAGCGCCACGGTGGGTGAACTCGAAGTGATCACCTGCAACTTCATCACCAGCGGCGCCATCACCGCCTCCATCTAACCCAGCTGGTGCGAATGACTATTCAAACGGTCACCGGCAACTGCCTACACATCGAGATTGACGGCGAAGAGGGCATCACCCATGCCACCTTCGTCTTCAAAACTCCCTCTGTGCCCGACACATTAGGCAACTTTATACGAATGCTCGCCATGGGCATCGAAGTGCTGGTGCCCATCGAAGACCCCGCCGACGAGGAGGACGACGATGATTGAATACCGCGGCGAAAAATTCGAGGGCTACAACAAACCCAAACGCACCCCAAAACACCCCACTAAATCACACGCCGTCCTCGCAAAAGAAAACGGCGAAGTAAAACTTATCCGCTTCGGACAACAAGGCGTCTCTGGCTCCCCCAAGACTGCTGGAGAGTCTGAGGCCGATCGCAAACGCCGCGAAGCGTTCAAAGCTAGGCACGCGGCTAACATCAAGAAAGGAAAAATGTCAGCCGCTTACTGGGCGGATCGCACCAAGTGGTGACTAAATGACCTACGCAGTACCCGGCCAGTTTCCCACCCACATCGTCGCCACGACCTACCAAAACGGTGGCGACAGCCCCTTCATCCGCACAGCCGCCGTGCTGGACATGATGAAGGGCTGGGAAATCATGAAAGCCGTCACCCGCGGCACCGAGTACCTGCGCGAAAACAGCGAAGCCTTCCTCCCACTGGAACCCCGAGAGGACTACCGGGCCTACATGAGCCGCGTCAACCGCGCCGTCTTCTCGCCTTACACCCAGCGTTTGATTCGCGCTGCCGCTGGCCTGATCCTCCGCAAACCCATCGCCCTCGAAGGCGACCCCTACTGGCGCGAAGTCTTCGCCCGCGACGTTGACGGCTGTGGCTCCGATCTCGACGAATACGCCCGCCGCCTCCTGATCTGCAGCTTGACCTACGGCCAAGCCCACACCCTGATCGACTTCCCGGCCCCTACCGAAATCCGCAGCCTCGCCGAAGAACGCGCTCTCGGCCGCCGCCCCTACTGGGTCGAAGTAGACCCCTACAACATCTACGGCTGGCGCTTGGACCGCGATGCCGCCTACGGCACCCTCACCCAAGTCCGCATCTACGAAAAAGCCATCGTCCCCGAGGGCCGCTTCGGCGAAAAAACCTACGAACAAATCCGCGTCATCGAACCCGGCCGCTACGAGGTCTACCGCCAGCGCCAAGCCATCAAACCCCTCGGCCCCGGCTTTATGGAGCCCAACGCCCAAAGCGGCGACTACGAACTCATCGACACCGGCACCTACAGCCTCAACCAAATCCCTCTGGTCACCACCTACTCCAACAAGGTGGACACCATGATCAGCCGCCCACCACTGATCGACATCGCCTACCTAAACCTGGCGCACTTCCAACGCCAAGCCGACCTCATCCACAGCCTCCACATCGCCTCCCAACCCATGCTCGTCCTTGAGGGCTGGGACGACCAAACCAAGGACATGGCGATCAGCGTCAACTACGCGATGGCCACGGCTCCCGGCAACAAGGTCTATTACGTGGAGCCCGCCTCCAGCGCCTTCGAAGCCCAATCCAACGAAATCAAAGAACTCCAGCAGCAAATGGCCACGCTTGGTATCAGCACGCTGAGCCAGCAAAAATTCGTAGCCGAATCTGCCGATGCCCGCCGCCTCGACCGCGTCGATACCAACTCCATGCTGGCCTCCGTCAGCCTCGACCTTGAACAAACCCTCCAGAAGGCTTTTGACTTCGCTGGTGCGTACCTCGGCATCGAACCCCCCGAAGTCAGCATCAGCCGCGACTTCGACATCGACCGCCTTATCGGCCAAGACGTCACCGCCATCACCGCCCTTTTCGACAAGGGCGTCATCACCCTCGAAGAAGTCCGCGCCATCCTGACCCAGGGCGAAATCCTCCCTTCGATGGAGCTTGGCAGCCTCCCCACCGAAGAACCCGGCGAAGTCGAAGACGAATCCGAGATGGAAGAATCCCCCGGCGAAGAAAACGACGATCAAGAACTGACCCCAGACCGCATGGAGCAGCTCCTCAACGCGCTGCTTCAGTAAGCGATGGCCACCAAGCAGGAATACCTGACGCTTGCCCAGGTCACCGCACTGGTCAAGCTGGCGCGTGACGTCAAACAATTCCACAACCTGCTCTCCGGCGATGGCCCCCCAACCACCGAAGGCCGCACCGGCGACTGGTACATCAACACCCGCACCGCCGAGCTTTACGGCCCCAAATCCTCCACCGGCTGGAACGACAGCCCCCTAACCCTCGGTGGCACCGGCCGTAACTCCGAACTCCTCATCAACGGCAACCTCAGCACCGAAGAAGGCGGCGGGGGCAGTGGCGCCACCATCACCGTCGGCACCGTCACGACTGGCGCACCCGGCAGTTCCGCCACCATCACAAACGTCGGCACAGAGTCCGCCGCAATCTTCAACTTCGTTATTCCCCGCGGCAACACCGGCACAACAGGCGCCACTGGCGCGGCAGGCGCAACCGGACCCACCGGCCCCCAAGGCGCCACGGGTCCGCAAGGTCCTCAAGGCGACCAAGGCCCTCAAGGTGAGCAAGGTCCGCAAGGCGCCACCGGACCCCAAGGTGCAACCGGCCCCCAAGGCGAAGCCGGTCTCACTGGAGCAACAGGCGCCACCGGCCCCAAAGGCGACAAGGGAGACAAAGGCGACACGGGCGACACCGGCCCCCAAGGTCTAACTGGCGCCACTGGCCCCCAAGGCGCCACGGGACCTACAGGCGCCACTGGTGCAACAGGTCCCCAAGGCCCACAAGGCGAAACCGGACCCACAGGACCCACTGGACCCCAAGGTCCTCAGGGTGAAACAGGTGCAACCGGAGCCACTGGCGCGACAGGTGCCCAAGGTCCCAAAGGCGATAAGGGCGACACTGGCGCCACAGGTCCCGCCGGCTCCAACGCCACCGTCACCGCCGGAACCGGCATCAACGTCACTGACGGCGTTGTCTCTCTAGCCACTTCGTTTTACACAGTTAACCAATACGTCCAAGCGCCCACTGGCACAACCCTCCAACGCCCCGGCACTCCAGCCACTGGCATGATCCGCTTCAACACCACAGCTGGCTGCTTCGAGGGTTATACCGGAAGCGCATGGGTAAACCTTTCGCCTGCCACTGTTGATGACATTGGAGCGACCATTTAATTCTTTTGTTGTATACTACAAAAGTAGTTGATACTTTTGGCAGTGAAAACACTTGCTGAAGTCATCCAACCCGACGGCTCCACTCGCTGGGAGATGGTCGAACTGGA